ACTTGCATTGCTTGGGGCCGGATTGCTGCAACCTGTAACGGATGCTGTGGCCGCCATGCCTGGTGTTGAAGGTGACGCCGCCCGGATTGAATGGGAATATGCCCGAGAGGTTCGCCGCGACTCCCCGTTACTCTCATCGCTTGCAATTGCCATGCAAATGACCGACGACCAGCTTGACGCTCTATTTACCGAAGGGGCGGCGCTATGACGTTATTCACATTGGCCGCCCTGTGGGTCTTTTGGGGGCTTTACGTCCTTGTTATGGGTCTATATCGGGCGCACTTGCAAAAGCGTCTTGGCTGGGCAACGTATGCCCTCGGTGCGCCTTTTATCTTGGTCGGAATCCTTGCCGACTTCGTAATCAATTTCACGATTGCCGCGGTTGTTTTCTTTGATCTTCCGCGGGAGCCTTTGGTTACGGGTCGGCTTCAACGATATATTGCAATTGGTAGCGGCTGGCGGTTCAGGCTTGCAAATTGGATATGCAATAACCTTCTTGACGTATTTGACCCATCAGGAAATCATTGTTAATAATGGGCGGAAAAATGGACCAAGCGCTTATCAATTGGCTACTTGCAGGATTCGGGGCGCTGATTGGATTTTTACTTAATGCGGTTTGGCAAGCGGTAAAAGACTTGCAAGCGGCCGACAAGCAACTTGCAACGAAAGTCGGAGAAATTGAAGTTTTAGTCGCTGGGGGTTATGTCAAAAAAGACGAGTTTTCAGACTTGAGCAAAGCCCTATTTGCAAAGCTGGACAAAATCGAAGACAAGATTGATAGGAAGGTCGACAAGCCATGAGCTACGCACTAGGGGACCGCTCCCGGCAACGCCTTGCGGGCTTGCATGCTGATTTGGTCAAAGTGGTCGAACGTGCCATTCAAATCACGCCGGTCGACTTCACGGTGCTGGAAGGCTTGCGGACCATCCAGCGCCAGCAAGAGCTATTGAAGTCCGGCGCAACGACCACGCTCAAGAGTCGGCACCTTACCGGCCACGCGGTCGATTTGGGCGCATTCGTGGGCGGGGAAGTGCGTTGGGATTGGCCGCTTTATTACAAGATTGCCGCGGCCGTCAAACAGGCGGCAAAGGAAGTCGGCGTGCCCATTGAATGGGGCGGCGATTGGAAGAGCTTTAAGGACGGCCCGCATTATCAACTTCCTTGGAAGGATTACCCGTGAAACCCTGGTATCAATCGAAAACCATCATTGTCAACGCTATTGTGGCCGCCCTGGTGGCCCTTGAAGCTGGCACCGGGCTTTTGCAAGCCTATTTGCCCGGCAACTTTTACACCATCATTGCCGTCGGTCTTCCCGTGGTCAATGCGATTTTGCGCGTAGTCACCACCACGGCACTGACAGCCAGCAAATAGGCTTGACCATGTGGAAGCTGATTGTCGGCAATCCCTGGGCACTGGCGGCCCTCTTTGCGCTTGGGCTGGCCTTTGGTGGCTCCGGGGCATGGTGGGTGCAGGGGCAACGCCTGGCGGCCACGCAAGCGCGGTTTGACGGCTTCGTCGGCACGGTCAAGGCCGAAGGGGACGCCGCAAAGAAGCTGGCCGAAGCGAAAGCGGCCGAAGACAAACGGATAAAGGAGAATTCCGACCATGAATATCAAATTACTTTGGCTGGTTTGCGTGCTGACAATAAGCGGTTGCGCGACGCCCGTGCCGGTAGCCGTATCGTGCCCGCCGCCCCCGCTGGTTCCCGAAGTCCTGACCTTGCCTGTTTCGACCGGGCCGAGCTTGAGCAAGCGCTACAGCGATTTGATGCAGGAATTTCGGGACTCTTTGACGAAGGCGACACGGACGCCGTAGGGCTCAACGTGGCACGCTCTTGGGCGGCAAGCATTCGCGCCGGTACGTCCCCTGATAGTCCGGCCAGTGCCCGGCCTTGACCATGTCGCAGTATTGAGCCTGGGCGGCTTTTTCGTCTTCATAGTCCATGTGACCAACGAAACCGAAGACGGCCAGCACCAGCAACATTCCGACCGGGATTGTGATTTGTTTTTTCATGGCTCCATCCTGTCCAGAAATAAACGGTAAGCGGCTTGCATGCCTGTACTGTGGCCGCCGTGGGCCTGGTAAGTCTTGACCATTTCGACGGCCACATCGTCCGGGAGCTTGACGGGAAGCCGGGCCGGTTCACTGGGCTTGCTTTCAAACTTCACGGCATCCTTGACCGCTTTAAGCCGCCGGTCAACCTTGCGGCACTCCGGCGGCTCCGGGTCGTTCACGTCCCAATTGAGCCCGCAAGGGGCACAAATCATTTGGTCGCCATACTGGCGGGCGTGACAACCGATTCGCTTCATTTTTGGGCGGCTTTCCAAGCCTTGTACCATGGGGCCATGTAAATGGCGGAACGGGTCAAGCCGACCTTTTGCGCCGCGGCGTAGGGCGTGACGCCCTGTTCCGTGACCATCTTGCGGGCCTTGACCATTGCGGCGGATTCGTGAGCGGCCATTATTCAGCCCCCAACAGTTCGACAAGACCTTGCAGGGTGTGGCCGGCCTTGCGAATATCCAGCATGCCCCCCTTGTCCTGTTCGCGGGCCAAATAGGCAATGGCCGTCCCCTTCATGTAGCCGCGGAACTCTTCGGGCGTCAGCCAGCGGCGCAACACTTCCCACGGCTGATAGGCGCCCAACTTCTTGTAATGGTCGCCGCCTTCTTGGATATCCAGAACGGACGGCGCCAGCATGTCCGGCACCCCATTGGCATCAACTTCAAAAATTGTCGGCACTTCCGAAGTTCGCACGTCCCCGCTTCCGCTGGCGCCTTGATAGTGGGTAATTGACTCATTTGAGTTATACACCACGAAAACTTCCCCAGATTCCCGGTCGACCAATTTCGTTCCACTTTTGTAAATCACTTCAAGCCCCTTATTTAGACAAAATCCCGCGCATTCCCCTTCCGGGTAATTGCAACCGCTTGCGGCATGCGTGCAAGTCATTTGGCGCACTCCTTAACGATAAATTCCCGCGCCACTTCATAGGCCGCACCTTCCCACGGTTTATGCATCCCCGCAGCCTGCAGCCTGATTGCGATAATTTCGACGCCCCTGTGAGCGACCGCCCGGTCATGTTTGGCGACCATCATGTCCCCCAAATAATCGACCGCGTAATGCAAGCGGTTTGCCGACGGCCACATGGCGTCGGGTGTTGCCATCAAATAGGCATCATAGGCCAGCTTAACCCCAAGCGTGCAAGGGCTGGCGCTGGCCTGCTGTGGGTTCGCCACGGGCTCCCGCTGCACTTGGGCGGGGCAAGGGCCTTCCGTTCCGTCCGCGGCGATTCTGACGCATGCGGCGTGCCCTGTGGCGGCCACGATGGACAACAGGAAGGCGGCGAGAATTTTACGCATGGCAATTACTCCTTTCAAAGTTCAACGTAACTGTTTTCAAGTGCCGTTTTTATGGCGGCGACTAGGTCTTTTTTGCTTCCCGGTTTGTCGCATAACGCAATTATTTCTTGAATCAATTGCACCCTAAATTCACTTTGTTCAAGCGGGCTTTCGTACCGCTTTTCCATTTCGTCTTCGGTAAATTTGCTGTCAGCTTCTTCCGCCAGGCGTTCGCAACGGGCGATCAATTCCAATTCGACCGGCGTCCGCATAATTGACGGTTCGCACTCAAGCGACCGGATTAAATGGTCGGTATCCATGCAGGCCATAAGGCCGGGATGCAAAATTAGCATGGCTTTACGCTGATGCGGCGGGCACCGGGGAAGCGTTCGGCGGCATCAATGACCGCGTCGCAACTGTGAGCAAAGACGCCTTCATATTTATGGCCGTCGACTGTAATTTTGAATTTGAGCATTTTCAGCACTCCTAAATTGATAGCTAACCGCGCACATTCGGCGCGGGCTAGAGGGTTATTTGTTATGCAAACCGGGTTTGAATTTCGCAACCGTAGAATTCAGCGGCAGGCCGCCTGTGACTTTTACGTTAGCCGTCTTGTCAGCGCCGACTTTTGGCACCTTTATAAACGTCACCCAATGCGTTCCCATCTGCTTTCCTGACTTATGCCCAAACAGTGGTTTCTCGTCGGTAAGCGCCAATATTTCACGCAGCGGCACTTCGGTTTCTGCCCACTTGAAAATCAAAACCCCCTCAGGCCGCAGCACGCGGAAGCACTCGGCAAAGCCATCGCGCAGCATCGCCCGCCAGTCTCCGTTCAGCACGCCGTATTTGTACGTCAGGCAACCTTTGGCCTCTTCACGCTGAAGATGCGGAGGGTCAAATACAACAAGCGAAAACGCGCTATTGCTGAACGGCAGGCATGTGAAATCAAGTTGCATATCAGGGGCCACGTCTATTACGCAGCCGCTTGGGTAGCTTTTGTCGGGCTTCATCTCAATTCGCTCTCGGCGTCTGTCAATAAACAGTGCCCGTTCGTCTTGCTTGTCAAACCACATCATCCTGCTTCCGCAGCAGGCATCCAGCACTGGCGGAGGGTTATCCCGCATGAATTCAAATTCTTTTGCGTCCTGCGCCCGGTTCCATTCTTCTTCAGCGTTTTCGTTCATGTGTTCCACGTTCGTCCTTTCTTCGTATCATCGACGGCTAACCCGTCATTCCAGGGGACGCTGCGCGATAAAGCCGCGCATCGCCCCTGAATTCAGGCGTTCGGCGTCTTCGAGTAATCGTCCTCGGTTTTCAGAGGCAGCGTTGGCGCCTGCTCGAAGTGCTGCTCAACCAACCGGTCACCGAAGGCCGTCGTCGCGCAGCGGCCGAACCCAAGCGAACGCACCACGCCAAGTTCCATCAGCCTCTTCAGCGCGGCCTTCGGCGTGTCGTAACTGTTGTCGTCTTCGGCGGTTTCCTTGAATCGGATCAGCCACGCCAAATCTTCTTCTTGCAGAATCTCAGTTGCTTTCATTCTTTTCTCCGATCAGTCAGCCGCCGAACCCGGCAGTCCACGCGGACTCGCCGATAAGACCGGCGAGCCTGTGACTTTTACGTTAGGAGTCCAGATTGCTGCATCTGCATCTTCAACAGCATCCTCGTCGGTAGTAATTTCTACGCGGATAACAGCATCCCGGCCATCTTTTGTTTTAACCTTGGCAATAGTTAAAACTTGGGAGAAGGCGAATCCAGGCATATTTTTCAACTCTTCAATGGCTTGTTCGATTGGTAAATTCATTTTTTCTCCTAAAACATTCAGTCCTAACGGTTCATTGCACGGGACGGCAGGCCGCCCGTCAATCCAGCGGGACGGCTTCGCCGCCCCTGATTTCTGCGTTAGGCACCAATGCCGCCTGCCTCTCGCGCTCAACATTCACGGCCGTTTGCGCGATTCCGAGCGGGTAGTAGGCCCACGCCACAATGCTGTCGCTGTACCAGTCAAGCACTTCCCCATCCTCGTCTTTCAGGTTGAACTGGAATTCGAGAAAGTCGCTTTGGTCGCCGGACATGTATTCGTCAAAGGCAGGCTCGTCGTCGTACTCGTCGCCAGGCCCTTGTTGCTGAACATAGGCCGTCATCACCACCGTGTAGGGTTCAAACGTCCTGCCGCAATCCTCTGAGCGTGAGCCTGCCACCATCAGCAGCAGCTTCATGTCGAACGGCGGCGGGTTCACGCCAGGGTTAAACCAGCCGGTTTCGGTAGTTCCAATCAGTTGTGAAGCCATATCGTTCTCCTATCGTTTGTTGCCTAACCCGGCAGTCAACCGGACGTGCCCGAAAAGCCGGGCACGCCCGTTCACTTTGTGGTAAATGTCAATCAGTTCAAACATGAAATTCTCCGGTTGGTTGTTGATGGGCCGATTGTAGATCAATAATTTACCTACGTCAACGCATAAAACCCAATATCTTTTAACATCGCTTCGGCCTTGGATGTGTACCACGCATAGTCGATATCGTCC